ATCGTGTAAAAGAACGGATGGCGCAGTTACGTAAGGTATATCATGATGAGCGTCGAGATAAAGAAGCCGCTGCACGTGAGCGCGAAGAAGCTATTCGCTACGCCCAATCAGTACAAGAAGAAAACAAACGATTAAAATCAAGTTTAACTTCTGGTGAACAATCACTTATACAAGCTTCTAAAACATCTGCTGAATACGAGATGAATTTAGCTAAACGAGATTATCGTGAAGCATATGATTCAGGCGACACAGATAAGATTATAGAAGCGCAACAACGTATGAATGAAGCGCAATATAAACTCACACAAGCACAAAATTATCGACCTCAGTATGATAATGCTTTACAAACAGAAGAAACTGATGTATATATACAACCTGAACGACCCCAAGTAGCCCAACCCGACCGGAAAGCTCTTGCTTGGCAAGATAAGAACAGTTGGTTTGGTAAAGATGAAGAAATGACTAGCCTCGCTTTGGGGTTGCATGAGAAGCTAGTAAGGGCTGGTACTAACCCTTCTTCAGAAGAGTACTATAACACCATCGATAAAACGATGCGCAAACGATTCCCAGAATATTTCGGGGATGATTCGCTGGACGTGGAAACACCCGCCCAACGCAAAAAACCGTCAACCGTTGTTGCACCGGCCTCGCGTAGTACCGCGCCTAAAAAAGTACACTTGACTAAAACTCAATTAGCTTTAGCTAAAAAGTTTAATCTAACACCCGAGCAATATGCACGTGAGACATTAAAATTGGAGAACAGATAATGACAGATACTAGACAAAACCGTGAGTTAGAAACCCGCGAAACCTTTCAACGTCAAGCGCAATGGGCACCAGCTGCTTTATTGCCTGAGATTACGAAAGAACCCGGATGGGCTTATCGTTGGATTCGTACAAGCATGGCTGGTCAAGCTGATGCCACTAATGTTTCTTCCAAAATGCGAGAAGGTTGGGAACCCGTCAAATTGTCGGAGCATCCTGAACTAAGGCTATTCACAGACAAAAACAGCCGAATTCCAGATTCAGTGGAAGTAGGTGGTCTGATGCTTTGTAAGACACCAGAAGAGTTTGTTAGCCAACGTTCTGCTTATTTCAATAATCAGACGCAGTCCCAGACTGAAGCGGTGGATAACAGCTTTATGAAAGAGAATGATGCACGTATGCCCCTATTTAAGGAAAAGCGTACCACTACCTCATTCGGTAAAGGTAAATAATTTAAGGAGATTTATATGGCTACTACAGCAGCCCCATACGGTCTTCGTCCTATCAACCTAGTTGGTGGTCAGCAATTCGCTGGCTCAACACGTCAATTAAAAATTGCTAGCGGTTATGCTGCTAACATTTTCTTTGGTGACGTTGTTGCAATTGGTGTAGACGGAACTATCGTAAAAGTAACAAACGTAGGTACAAACGCGGATCCATTCCCAGCTGGTACAGTTGGTGTGTTCTTAGGTTGTTCATACACAAGCCCATCATTAGGCTATTTCTTGCAATCACAATACTGGCCTACTGGCACTGTTGCTTCAAATGCTACAGCTTACGTATGTGATGATCCAGATACATTGTTCCAAATCCAAGCAGATGATGCTGTGACTCAAACAATGCTAGGTTCTAACTTTGGCGTGAATCAAACAGCAGGTTCTACAACTACTGGCGATTCAAAAATATCATTAGACGTTGGTACTCGTGCTACAACAAACACTATCGCATTGCGTTTAGTAGATTTTGTAAACGGCCCATTCTCTACTGTTGGTGACGCATACACTGATTGTATCGTTAAATTTAACTTTGGTATCCATACGTATTACAATGGTACCGGTGTTGGCGATTAAGGAGAATAAATAATGGCTATTTCACGCGCACAGCTCCTTAAAGAGCTACTACCAGGTCTGAACGCTTTGTTCGGTTTGGAATACAAACGTTATGGTGAAGAACATCAAGAGATTTACGAAACTGAATCTTCTGAGCGTTCCTTCGAAGAAGAAACAAAATTGTCTGGCTTCTCAGCAGCTCCTGTTAAAAACGAAGGTAACTCTATCGCTTATGACAATGCTCAAGAAGCTTGGACAGCTCGCTACACACACGAAACTATCGCTTTAGGCTTCAGCTTGACTGAAGAAGCAGTAGAAGATAACTTGTATGACACTTTATCTGCTCGCTACACTAAAGCATTAGCTCGTGGTATGGCTTACACAAAACAAGTTAAAGCAGCTAACGTATTGAACAACGGTTTCAACACCTCTGGTTCATACAACGGCGGCGACGGTGTGCCACTATTCAGTGCATCTCACCCACTTGTTACTGGCGGTACAAACAGCAACATTCCAACCACTCCAGCAGACTTGAACGAAACTTCATTGGAAAATGCAGTTATTCAAATCGCCGCTTGGACTGACGAACGTGGCCTATTGATCGCTGCTAAACCTCGTAAATTGGTTGTTCCACCAGCATTGCAATTCGTTGCAACTCGCTTGTTGGAAACTGAATTACGTGTTGGCACTGCTGACAATGACATCAACGCATTGAAAAACAACGGTTCAATCCCAGAAGGTTACGCAATTAACCACTTCTTGACCGACTCAAATGCTTGGTTCTTGACAACAGACGTACCTAACGGTATGAAACACTTTGTACGTACTCCATTAGCAACATCAATGGATGGCGACTTCGACACTGGTAACGTTCGTTATAAAGCACGTGAGCGTTATTCATTCGGTTGGTCTGATCCATTAGGTATGTACGGCTCAGCTGGCGCTTAATAAACGCTAGGTAAGATAAGAGGGAGCTTCGGCTCCCTTTTTTAATGGTTTTCCGTATTGTGTTATGTTTATAAAAGCGCAGAATGTGTACACGTACATAGGAATATGTACACTTAATCGACTATAGGAGATTCATCATGTGGACAACACCAGCAGCTACAGAAATGCGTTTTGGCTTTGAAGTTACAATGTACGTAATGAACAAATAGTAACAAATTTGTTACTATAAACCCTTAGGCGGTTAAGCCGACATTAGAGGATGTAGTAAGTAACGAGTTTTTCGGCTTTCTGCGTTACATGTAACAACTACCAAATCTACGCCTACTTTTCTGTAAGTTGACCTGCTTTTAATTGCCGTTCTTCGTGGTGGTGCTTACGATGGCAGTTGGCGCATAGCACTATGCATTTGGCTTCTATTTCTTCGCGGGCTTGTTTATATGAGCCGTTTTGTGCTAGCTCACTAATTTTTCTATTGGCGGGATCACGTACTAAATGATGAAAATCTAGTGCGGCTGGGTGGTTTTCGCCGCAATTGGCGCATTGCAGTGTAGCTTTATAGGCTTCCCATTGTATTCTTTTCTTTATTTTGCCTAGTCTAACACGCTCAATCTGAGCTGGTTTATTGCTATCGTAGTGCTTCTTTGAATATAACTTTGCTTTTGCCTTGCGAACTTCTGGGTCTTTATAGGGCATAAATACTCCACTAATCAGTTGACACACAAACAATAACATAGTATAAAGGCTACATCAACCGGGAATATTAAATCCGGCTTATTAGACTGTCCCGGCGGACGCATACAAGACTAGTAGGCTTACTTTGTATGGAGAAATTCAAATGGCTAATACCACATTCAGCGGCCCAATACGTGCCGGTAACATCCGCAACACAACAGGTACTACAGTAGGCACTAACATTGCTAACGTAGGTCAAGTTGTAATGGCACAATCACAAGCAATCACACAAGCTTCAGCAGCAACCACAATCGTAATCCCAGCAAACAGCCAAATCGTCGAAATGACATTGTATGTAACAACTGTTTGGGATGGCGTAGCGTCAACTCTAGGTCTAGGTAACACAGTCTTAGCAACTGCATATACTGCAGCTGGTGCTGTAGCCGGTGGTACAGTTGGTGTAGTTTCAATCACCCCAGGTACAGACGCAACTCGCACATTAGCTTTTGTTGATGTAGGTGCAACAGACGTTAAAATCGTAGTTACTTCTACTAACACTGGCGCTGGTGTTGGCTACCTAACAGTTCGTTACGTTCAAGCTAACAACTTAGTACCTG